TTCGTACTGGTCAAACTCGTGACATTGAAGGTCTTAAAACAACTGACTCTGGAAGCGCTGCTTTGATCCCAACTGAAGTGCTAAAACCTCACTTCCTTGAAAAGACACGCAATCCACTCTTGGATCTTGTCCAACGTGTCAAAGTAAATAGTGGTTCTGGTAAATATCCAGTTATCAAGAAGACAGACAGCAAAATGGCTTCAACTGAAGAATTGAAAGCTAATCCTGAACTTGGAAAACCAAGCATCAGCGAAATTGATTACTCAATCAAGACTTACCGTGGTTACATTCCTGTATCTCAAGAAATGATTGATGATGCAGACTACGACATCATGTCAATCGTAGAAGATGAAGTATTCAACCAAGGTGAAAACACTGAATTGTCATTGGTCGCTACCATCCTCAAATCAGCAACTCAAGCAGATGCTGCTGGATTCGATGGTATCAAGGACATCTACAACAAGAAACTTAAATCAATCTACAAAGCAAGTATTGTTGTAACTCAATCAATGTTTGCTGCACTTGACAAAGTGAAAGATAAAAACGGCCGCTACATGCTTCAAACGGATGTTGCATCACCTACAGGCTACTCATTTGGTGGAAAAACAATCTACCCGGTAGATGATACAGTCTTTGGATCTGAAGGAGACATGAAGTTCTTCATTGGTGATGTTTCTGAATTTGTAAAACTCTTTGACCGTTCTCAAGTATCTGTTAAATGGGTCAACAATGACATCTATGGCCAATTGCTTGGACTCTTCATCCGTTTGGATGTTAAGAAAGTAGATGCTGCTGCTGGATTCTTTGGCACATACACTGATGTTGTAGCGTAAGGAGGTATCACATGCCCTATACAGTAATCCGTCCATTCAAGGACATGCGTGATGAAGAACAACATGAATATAAAATTGATGATGTGTTTCCACGCAAAGGCTATGAACCTGATCAAGAGTTTGTTAAAGGACTCTTGACAGGCTTTAATTCAGCAGGTTCAATCTTTATCACTGATGAAGTAGTAAAAAAAGATACTAAGAAAGTAGAAGAAGCTACTGAAAAAGTAGAAGAAGCTACTGAGGAAGCAGAAGAAAACACTGAAGAAGTGGAAGAAGCTACTGAAGAGAAGCCAAAGCGCAAGAAAGCAACTAAGAAAGAGGAAGAATAACATGGATATTGGTCAGCTAGTTGAATTACTTAAAATTAAGTTAGGAATTGCTTCAAATTTGCGAGATAAAACACTAGAGAAGATTGTCTCAAGCGTCATCAGCGAATTAACAAACAATCTGGGTGTTGAATTGGTTCCAGATCGTGCTGACCATGAAATGTTCATTGTTGACTTTGCTGCTTATCGCTATGAAGGTGGTATTGATCTACCACGTCACCTTCAATGGCGCTTGCACAATCTGCAAATCTCTTCCAAGAAAGAGGTGCGAGATGTGGAATGATGAAATCACATTGATAGGTTTTAAAATTACAGGTAAGGACAAGCTCAAGCAAGATCTGACTGAGAAAGTAAAGACTACAATTTTTTGTAAAAAGAAATCTATTACACGGTCTGAATTTTACCAAGCCAATCAGGCTGGCATCCGGCCAAATCTGATTGTTGACATTCACAGTTTTGAATACAACAATCAGGAGTTTGCTGAATTTGGCGGTAAGGAGTACCGGATTTTGAAAACATATCCAATCAACCTCAACATCCTTGAATTGACTCTAGTGGAGAAAATGACATGAGCCAAGATCTAGCCAGTCAAATCGCTCAAGCTTTAGCAGATTATTCCACAGAGGTTGAAGAGAAAGTTGACAAGATAGCAGAAGAAACAGCAGAAGAGACCGTCCAAGAATTGAAAGCGACAAGTCCCAAACGATTTGGGAAGTATGCTAAAACGTGGAAGAAGAAGAAAATGGGGAAAGGTAACTTTGTAGTGCATAACACAAATTACCGTCTCCCTCATTTGCTTGAATTTGGACATATCAAAAGGAACGGGGGACGGGTTTCCGGCATCGTACACATCAAGCCGGCAGAAGATCATGCTATTGAGAATTTTGAAAAGAAATTGAAGGAGCTTGGAAGATGAAGCTGTCAGAGTTTGCAGAAATTTTGGAACAGGCTGGCTTGCCAGTCACTTACAAGGCATTCAGGGAAGGAAATATCCCCTCACTGCCTTACCTTGTCTATTTTGAAAGCTTGCCATCTATCACAGGGGCAGACAATCAAGCATCATACAAGATCCGTGCTGTCACTGTAGAATTGGCATTTGAACGAAAAGATGAGGAACTAGAAGAACGATTAGAAGAGCTGTGGAATGGCCACAAGCTCTTTTATGATGTTCAAGAAGAAAACTTTATTGAATCAGAAAGACTATTTGTGAAGTCTTATGAAGTCTATCTATATTGAGGAGGAAAGAAATGACTGAAAACAAAGTTACATTTGGACTTGAAAATGTCCATGTGGCACCAATCCAATCAATCAGTGAGGCAGGAGTGATCACTTATGGTCAAGTATTCCGCTTCCCTGGAGCGATGGAATTGACTCTGGACCCTAAAGGGGATTCAGGTTCTGTGAAAGCTGATAACATTGATTATTACTTCATCAACTCAAATGAGGGATATGAAGGTAAGTTCAAAGTCCCACACATCATTGAAGCCTTTGCTACAAAAATCTTGGGCGATATCAAAGACCCTACAACAGGGGTAGTCACAGAAAAAGCAGACGCAAAGACAACCAACTTTGCTCTCATGTTTGAATTTGCTGGTGATGCTAACAAAACACGTCATATCATGTATTACTGTTCAGCAAGTCGCCCATCAAGCGGATCAGCTACCAAGAACGGAACCAACGTGAATGAACGTGAATTGAGCTTCAATGCTAGTCCTCGTCCCGGTGACCAAGTTGTAAAACGCTCAATCACATCAGCGGACGATCAAGAAGTTTATAAGAAATGGTTTGAAAAGGTTTATGAACCTAATCAAGCTTTGTAATTAAGGAGGTCTTAAATGCGTAAGAGTGTGATCATTAGTGAGAAGGAGTATGAGCTTGTAACCAATGCTTACACTCCCATCGCTTATAAGAGTGAGTTTGGGAAAGATTTTTTCCAAGATCTATTTGGAATGATCTCAAACCAAAATATCATGCAAATGGCTGAGAATGGCACCAATGAAGTTGACATTAACATGTTGGCCAATTTTGACATGACCTTCTTCAATCGCTTGTTTTGGGTATTCACAAAATCAGGGAATCCACACATCAAGCCTTATGAACAATTTTTCATGGAAATGGAAGAATTTCCTTTGCAGGATATTGCCCCAATTCTGATGGAAATGATAAACGAAACAATGACATCAAAAAAAAACCAGATGAGTCAGAATCAGCCAGTGATGAAATCTTTACAGTAGAATCATATCTTTCTTGCTGTAAAGAAACTGGTCTCACAATTGATGATCTGAAGCACATTTCAATTGGAATGGCTCTTGATTATCAGACAGATTATGTGAATTTGCGTACTGAGAACAAATCAGAAACACGCAAGGCCACACAGTCAGATTTTGACTCATTTTAGTCTGAAATAGAGTGCTGAGAGGAAGAATCTGAGGTCAAGTTTATCGAATAGATGAACGATTGACCACAAGAAGCCTTTAGGCGCTCTTTATATTTTTATGTGAAAGGAGGAAATATGGCCGGTAATATTAAAGGGATAAAAATTGAAATTGGCGGTGACACACAACCCCTTCAAAATGCCCTGAAAAAAGTAAATTCTGCCTCTATTGAAGCAGCAAAAGAATTGAAGAGTATTGACAAGGCTCTGAAATTTGATACAGGGAATGTGACTCTATTGGCTCAGAAGCAAGAAGTCCTTCAAAAGCAAGTCTCAACTACCAAGGAGAAATTGGAAACATTGAGACAGGCACAAGCACAAGTTGAAGCTCAGTTCAAGAGCGGTGACATTGGTGCTGATCAATACCGTGCATTTCAACGGGAAGTTGTCCAGACAGAGAACATCCTGAAGGGCTATGAGAACAAGCTTGAAAATGTCAATAAGGCATTGGATGGGAACGGGAACGCTACTAAGTCCAATCGTGAACAACTGAAAGAGCTTCAAAACGAGCAACAGCGTCTTGCCAGTGAAGGTGACAAAGTTGTCAGCTCATTCAAATTGCAAGAAAGCCAGATGGGTTCCAACGCTAGTGAAGCAGATAAGCTGGCACTTGCTGAACAAAAAATTGGGAAGCAAAGCGAGATTGTCGCCCAACAAGTTGAGAATCTTGAGAAACAGCTTGCTCTTGCAAAACAAGAGTATGGCGAGAACTCAACAGAAGTCAATAAGCTAGAAACTCAACTGAATGAGTCCAAGGCTGCCTTCAACGGGCTTGCCAATGAAATGGAAAACCTTGGCGAGTCAGGCAAGAAAGCTAGTAGCGGTCTAGAAGAGACAAATAAGCTTCTGAAAGCTGAATTGCTGAATCAATTCTCTGAGAAGTTATCTGAAATCAGTCAAAAGTTGGTTGATTTTGGGAAAAGCGCTCTGGACGCATTCCGGGAAATTGATGAAGGAATGGACACCATTGTCACCAAGACCGGTGCTGGTGGAAAAGCTCTTGAAGAAATGCAAGGCATTGCTAACGGCATAGCCACTGAAGTCCCTACTGATTTCAGTACCATCGGGAATGCTGTTGGTGAAGTCAACACTCAATTCAAATTGACCGGTGACGCTCTCAAAGTGACCTCAGAAGACATGATCAAGTTCTCTGAGATCAATGGGACAGATGTCACGAATGCAACAATCCAGTCAAAACAAGCAATGGAAGCTTACGGCTTATCTATTGATGACTTAACAGAGATTTTGGATAATGTCACCTATGTTTCTCAAGATACAGGGGTTTCTGTTGATGAGTTGATGAAAAAAGCAACTGATGGAGCACCTCAAATCAAGATGCTTGGTCTTGAATTTGGTGAAGCAGTCACATTGATTGGTCAATTCGAGAAAAACGGGGTGGATTCATCATCAGCGCTCTCTGGGCTGACAAAGGCCGCTGGTGTATATACCAAGCAAGGAAAGACCATGAAGCAAGGTCTGAATGAAACCATTGAAGCCATCAAGAACAGCAAGTCAGAGACCGAAGCGATGGGAATCGCTATGGAGATCTTTGGTGCTAAAAAAGCCCCTCAAATGATTGATGCAATCAAACGTGGGAAATTCAACATGGAAGATTTAGGCTACACTTCACAAGTGTCAGCCGGTCTGGTTTCACAAACTTACGAAAGCACTCTAGATCCTATTGATAAATTCACGACAGCACAAAATGGATTGAAAATTGTCATGGCTGAGGTCGGTGGAGCTATTGCTGAAACATTCGCCCCTGCCCTTGACATCATTGTGGATGTCTTCAAGAAAGTCGCAGAATGGATCAACAACTTACCCGGACCCATCAAAAACTTTGTTGTAGTCTTTGGAACAATTGTAACAGTGGCCGGTGTACTTGCACCAATCTTCCTCGCCCTTCAGGCTGCCGCTGTAGCTGTGGGAACAAGTATAGGAGGGCTGATAGCTGCTGCATTGCCAATCATTGCAGTGATAGCCGCTGTTATTGCAGCAGTCACAGGAATAGTCTTGGTTATCAAACACTTGTGGGAAACCAATGAGGGATTCAGGAACGCTGTTGAAACAGTTTGGAATGCTATCATGTCAGTCATCAACACTGTTGTCAAGGCCATCTCTGATTTTGTAATGCAAATTTGGGGAACGCTGACAAGCTGGTGGAACGACAATCAGCAATTGATCAGACAGACAGCAGAAACAGTCTGGAACGCTATTTCAGCAGTAGTGACAACAGTCATGAATGTTCTTGGTCCATTTATTCAAACGGCATGGAATAACATTTCAACGGTAATTTATACGGTCTGGGACACCATCAAGACGGTTGTTGAAACAGCTATCAATGTGGTATTAGGCATCATTAAGACTGTGATGCAAATTATCAATGGGGACTGGTCTGGGGCTTGGGAATCCATCAAGGGCATCGCTGAAAGTATCTGGAATGGTATCAAGAGCATTGCTGAATCTGTATTCAATGCAATGGCTCAGATCTTATCTAACATCTGGAATACTATTTCAAGCACTGCATCAAGCATTTGGAATGGTATCAGCTCAACCCTATCAGGTATCTGGAATGGAATTTCAAGCACGGTCTCAAGTGTATTCAATGGAATTTCAAGCACGATTTCAGGGATCTGGAACGGTATCAGCTCAACTGCATCAGGAATCTGGAACGGGATCAAAGACACCATTGGCGGTGCTATCAATGGAGCCAAAGACCTAGTAGGAAAAGCCATTGACGGAATTAAAGGTTTCTTCAATTTCCAATTCAAATGGCCACACATCCCACTACCACACTTCAAGGCCAGTGGATCACTGAACCCAATGGACTGGCTGAAAGGTAAAGGGATTCCAAGTATTGGCATTGAATGGTATGCCAAAGGTGGGATCTTAACCAAGCCCACAGCATTTGGCATGAATGGAAATAGCCTGATGGTTGGTGGGGAAGCAGGGAAAGAAGCAGTCCTGCCACTGAATGAACGGAATCTGAGTGCCATTGGTCGGGGCATTGCCCAAACAATGGACCCACAAGGAACCGTGATCAATATCAATATCTCTGACAATATCATCAGAGAAGAAGCTGACATTGAGAAGATCGCTAATAAGGTATCTCAGAAGATAGCTGCTGAATTGAGGAGACAGAAAGAATTGAGAGGAGCGCCTGCATGGTAAAGTACAATGAATTGATTATTGATGGAGTTGGAACTTCATCATTTTCATTTGATGTGATCGTGCTTGAAGGCCCTACAATTCAAGTAGGTCTCTCAAAAGACAAGCTATTGAGCCATGATGGAGTTAGTGGATACATCGTTCAGTCAAACCCTCACAGAGAAGCGATTGAAAAGAAATACACTCTTCAACTCATCAACCCAACAGAGTTGCAAGTCCTTGAATTTGTCCAATTCCTTTCCAAAAGGAATTTCTGGCTTGAGAATCAACAGAACAAGCTCACAAGATGGTTCTGCTATCAGACAAAGGTGTCTGACACTCAGAGAGATAAAACTAAAATGTATTCTTTAGAGGTGACATTTATTTGTCACCCTACAAAATACATGAAGAACAATGATGTTCAAACTCTCACTTCAAATGGTGTTCTCAGGCTACAAGGTAGCTCACTAGCGTTCCCTAAAATCACAATTAGAGGAAACAGCTCATCTGAGACCAGCTTCACGATTGGGAAGCAAACCATCAAACTTGAACAGCTATCTGAGAGCGCTGTGATGGTAAATGATCCACAAAATCCAAGCTTCCTTGACAAGAAAGGGAATTTGGTGAAGTGGTCAGGAGACTTCATCACAATTGACGCTAACCAAGCTCAGAAAACTGTTGGTGTGGTTTTAGGACCAGGCATTCAATCACTTATTTTTGAAACAAATTGGGGGTGGTTATAATTCTATATTTATTAGACAGAAATGTTCAAACAGTAAAATGGAATGGCCAGCCACTCCATGAGGCCACAAAAGCAGAAGTTGAAGAAGTAATCAATGTAAGCTACACACTCAAGGTTGACTACCCAATCACGGACACTGAAATTTATAAGAAATTTCAGGAAGATATGCTCATCATTGCTCCAACTCCTGTGACTGGCCGGCAATTATTCCGGATCAAGGAAATCAGCGAGCAAGATGACACAGTAAGCCTGACTTGTCAGCACATCACAGAGGACATCTTCAAGCGCTCTGTTCGTCCTATCAAGGTTTCAAATTCAACCTGTCAAATCGCCTTGAATGCTATGATTTCAGCAGTCAAGACACCACTTGGGAAATTTTCATTCACAAGTAACATCATGGACAATAGAACATTCAACACCACAGAGGATGAAACGCTTTATAAAATCCTGATGGATGGCAAACATTCCATTGTGGGCGCTTGGGAAGGTGAGATGATCCGTGACAACTTCCTGATTGATATTCCGAAAAGCCGGGGGATTGATCGTGGAGTAGTTATCACTACACATCAAAACTTGAAGCAATATGAACGGAATAAGAGCAGTTCAAGCATCATCACAAGACTACATCTGAAATCAACATTCAAACCAGAGGGAGCAGAAGAAGACACGGTTCTGAAAGTCACTGTGGACAGCCCCCTCATTGGCAATTACCCTTATATCAATGAAGCTGAATATGAGAATAATGATCTTACTACAGAGGAAGAATTGAAAAAATGGGGTGAAGCCAAATTCAAGAATGGTGACATTGACAAGTCCACTGATCAGATCAAAGTTGAAGCTTATGAGCTAGATGGTCAAACTGTTCATCTTGGTGATACAGTGACCATCATGAGCTTGAAGCATGATGTCATGCTGAAGAAAAAAGCCGTGGGCTATGTCTATGATGCTCTTTCAGAAGAGTATATATCTCTTACATTCGATGACAAGGCTGGACACGGTGGTGGCATGTCAGGCTCAAATGGAATTTCTGATGTAGCATCTGAAATCCTTGATACAGTCCAAAAGACTCAAGAGGATGATGAATACTACAAGAAATTGAAAGTATTGGTTGACAATGCCAATAGGGCCTTTGAAGACAAAGCAGGAGCTTTGAAGAAAGAGATCACAGATGGGATTGAGGAAGCCAAAGCACAAGCTGAAGTAGTCAAAGAGGAAATCTCAGCTCAAGTCACTGAGAAGATCGCAGCAGCAAGTCAAGCAAACAAGAATGAAATTGTAGAAGAGTTTAAAGCTCAATACAATGGCATTGAAGTGAAAATGGATGGCCTGGAGGCTACAACTAAAAAGCTCATTGAAAAAGATGTAGAAGTCAAAGAGCAAATTGACAAATTCAAACAGTCTACAGAAAGCCAATTCACTGAATTAAAAGGCGCACATTCACGGTTTGAACAGACCACAGAAAAAGCCATTTCTGACCTTACTAATGTTACAAATGGCAAAGCAGATCGCTCTTATGTGGAACAGACAGTGGCAGGGGTCAAAGAAGAGTTCACGAATCTGAAAGTTGGATCAAGAAACTACGCTGAAGACTACGATTTCACTCGTGGTCTGTGGTTCTTTGCTCATGGCGATTCAAGTGATTCAACCGGTACAGCAGAGAATGGTATATATACCATTACAGGCAATACTAACACTTGGAAACAGGCACAGCTATTTTCTAGCACCGCACCAAGCTGGGCTACCTCAAAAACAACCGCTCTGGACTATCTAGAGAAAGGCGAGCCTTACACTATTTCTTTTTATGCTAAAAGGAATAGCGGTTCAGGAACAATGTGGGTTTCATTGCGTGAAAATAGAAAATCTGGGGACAATCCAGAAAGAATCTATGCTCAATTTCAGTTAACTGATGAATGGAATCTGTACAAAGTTTCTGTTCCAGCTCTAGAAAAAAGCGATGAATTTGATTTTTGGCGCATCATTATCGGATATAGTGAAGCAGGTTCGATTTCATTCAAAAAGGTGGAATTAACACAAAGCACTACTAGAACAGATGCAGGACCAGCCCCAGAAGATCAAGAAGCTATTGTCACAAATGCTTCAGCATCTTTTGAACGTACAGCAAAAGGGCTTAAAACTCAAATCACAGCACTTGAACAGTACACTGGAGAGAGTGGAATCCTTGAGTCTAGGCTAAAACGCTATACAGAAGAGCAAACAAGCAATACCCTGAAGATAATTCGTGAGAATCTATCTGAGAATTACATTTCTAAGAATAAGTACACAGAAGATTCTGAGGGGATCACAAGAAGGATCGAAGCTCTAGGAAATCAGATTGACCAAGAAAACCTTGTTAAATTAGCTGACAGCTTAACTGAATATACAGCGCCCAACAATGGCACAACCAGAATTACATCAGTAGAGAACGGGATTTTCAAAATGAAAGTTTCCGGATCTCCTGCAAATTCTTATACATTTGCAGGTCCAACATTCCCACTGTATATCAACAAGATGACTCAAGGTGAATACTACTCATTAGGTTTTGAATATCAAGTGAGAAGTGATGTTGAATGTGATAAAGGAATAGCAGTTACACTCAAACAACATTCAAATAATAAGCAAGTGTTTGGGAAGAGTTTTGCAGATAAAACAACAGCAAAAAACACATGGCTGAAAGCTGAGTTCACATTCCTAGCAACTGATTTTGAATTTGATACCTCTGGAAGTTTTCCACTATACTTCTATGCAGTCAACAATGCACACTTTTGGATTCGCAAACCAATATTGGTCAAAGGGCCAAAAGTCCCTTCATACAAGCCAAACAGCTTGGACACAATCAACTCACGAATTGAGAGCAAACTTGCTGAATACAAGCAGACTGTTGATGGTCAATTCTCAACATTCTCAACTGAGTTTGGGAATAATCTGAGATATGCAACAGAAGGACTAAACAATAAGCTTGCAACTCAGGAGCAGGCACTTACAACCAAAATTGAAGAGCAAGCACACTCAACAGATGTCAAACTGGCAACTCAAGCAGATGAGACAAACAAGAAATTATCTAGTCAAAATTCTGTCCTCAATGACAAGTTAGATGATTTCAAGGACAGCATCAACGGGCGCTTTGCGAATTATCAGCAAACAGTTGATGGGCAAGTGGCAACGATCATCAGCCAATTTGATGGAGTTTTGAAAAAAACAGACATCAACATCACAGATGGTCAGATCTCATTTGGCACAGGCAAGAGCATCAATGGAAGGACCATCAGCTCCTTGCTTGTGCAAGAACCGGAAGCTATTGCCTTAATTGCTCAATTGATCAAGGTTAAAGGTGACATGGTAGTTGATGGCTCAATCACAAGCAGGCATCTGGCATCTCAGAGCGTTCGAACAGGACACATGGAATCTGGATCAGTAACCACTCAGATTCTGGCCAGCAATGCAGTAACAGCAGATAAGATTTTGGTGGATTCTGCCATGATCAACAAACTTGTATCAAATCAAGCCTTCATCAGAGAATTGGCTTCACAGAGAGCATTCATCACTCAACTGACATCTGTGGGGATTTCTGCAAATGATATCCGTGGAGGAAGACTGACAGCAAATTCTGGTGTATCTAGTTTTGATCTAGACAATGGAAGATTGTCATTCTACGATAACTTCACAGGAGTTTTCCGTGATCAAGCAAATGCTTCTAGTCAAGGGCTTTTCTTCCGGAATGACGATGTGACGATAAATGGAAGACGCTACATCAATTCAAAAGCTATTATTGGTGCTGACCGTCGGGACAATGACATCAGAAGTCACTGGGATCAAGGTGGATTCAATGGAATGATTGTTGATACCATCAAGGGAGTCGGAACAGGAGACCATGACAATGCAGATAAGGTCACATTTGTAGGCGACAGATTCAATTTCACTCACTCTTATAATTATGACCAAGCCACAGGAAGCAATCCTTATGGTTGGAGAATTACTACTTGGGGAGGAACAACAATTGCTCCATACGGAACCAACGGAAGGAACACCAACATACAAGCTGGGGACTTCCTACTTATTAACAATGGAAACAACGGTGTGTGGCTCAGACAAGCTTTGAGAACTCTCAGAACAGCGCTTCAGCACTTTGTCAACGCTGGCTTTGCAACTGATGACTTCACCCCTCAAAATGGGAAGCCTATGAGAACAGCTCTTCATAGTTCCATTAGAAACGCAGTAGCTAATTCACTAAGAGATTTTGATAAATTCGGAATTTAGAAAGGTAACAAAATGAACGAAAACACTTATGTATCAATCATCACAGATCTAGCTAATCAATTGGCTAGTAAATCAATCAATGAAGCTGAGTTCAAAGCACGATTGACTGAATCACAGCAGGAAAAAGGACAGCTCATCAAAGAGCTAGAAATCTATCGCTCTGTCCTTGAATCTGACAAAGATTTGAAGGACCTATTTGAAGAAGTTAAGAATAAAAATGAGGTAAATGCTTAATGAATTATAAAGTACAGTTCAAATCCTATGATCCAGTAGCTAATGCCACAAAGGTTTCCATCAAGCAAGATTACCCTTACCGGGTATTTGAAGAATCCCTTCCAAATAATCGCATGGGAGATGAAGAATCAACCCTTGTGGAAGCTGTTCTAAACCTTGTACGGATGGAACTAGACCCTTCCGGAGCTATCGTGGCACTCAAGAAAGAGCTTGACAAGTCTGTTGATGCCAATAAGAACGCTATTCAGAAGATTCAAGAACTCACTCAAGAGAACGAAAAGAAAGATGTCCTAATTCAAAATAACAAAGCTCTTGCTGATTGGTCTGTCCTTGTAGCTGTGACCAATCAAGACAATCCACTTGATCCAACTCTCTACAAGCGAGCGCTTGAGCTTGTGGAAGCTGCTCAAGTAGGCAAGACCTACAAGCAACATGACATCTTCACCTTGATTGATCCAGACCACACTGAAAAATTCAGTGAAGGGAAACGTGTTCTTGTTCAAGTCAACTATGATTTCACCTACAATGGCGAATCCATCAAAGACTTGAAAGGCCCACTTCTCCAAAATGGGAAACTGGCAATCTACAATTGGGAAGTTCCCAAAGAAGAGAAGCAAAACAAGCCATCAGGAGATCTTGAAACTCAACCAGTAGCACAGCCTGAATCCTAATTGAAGGGAGTGTGATTGATGTATCAAGAACCAGATGGAATTTTTGGAATTATTGAAGTAGTCCGTGACTTTTATGATCACGGAATTGATGAACACATGATTGTGTTCACGTTTATGGCTATTGTTGCTCTAGATATCGTTATAGGAGTATCTAGAGCGTGGGCCTATCACGAGTTTTCAAGTCGAAAGTGGAGAAAAGGGCTGGTAAGTCACACAGCTATGATCTTAATTGTAGCTATTGGCTATCCATTCGCCTTGTATATGAATCTTGGAGCTGTGGTTGATGCCTTCATTGTAGCAATGATGGCAGCATACGGATCCAGTATTCTTGCCAGTCTCTCAGCTCTGGGGGTTGAAATTCCTGGCCTAGATCGCCTTGTGAAACAAAATATTGATCATGAGAAATTTCAGTTAAAAGATGGCTTGGAAGAGCCTAGTAAACTAATCAAAAAAGGAGAAAAGAAAAATGAATCAAATCACTGATATTGTAACAAGTAGCGCAATGAGTATTCTTGTAATTTTGGTTGGAATTGTTGTTCAAGCAGTCAAGAAATACCTTCTCACTCGTGGAGGAAAGAAAGCTCTTGAAGTGGCTGAAATCCTTGCAAATAACACTGTGAATGCCACTGAACAAGTTGCAGGAACATTGGACATTCACGGAAAGGATAAGATGGAGCATGCTAAAACTAGCTTGATTGAAGGACTAGAAGCATATAACATCAATTTAACCAATGACCAACTAAACACATTCATTGAAGCGGCTGTGAAAAAAGCAAATGAACAATGGAAGAAATGAGGTTCTAAAATGGCAACACTAAATGACATTCTAAATTATGCAGAATCTTTGGCAAATCAAGGTGTGGGAGCTGATGCAGATGGTGCATACGGAACCCAATGTGTGGACCTACCAAATTCAATTTCTATCAACTTCTTTGGGAAAGCTCTCTGGGGCAATGCTATTGACCTACTTAATTCAGCCGCTGGGTTAGGGTATGAAGTAGTATATGATGCAGTAGGAGTCAACCCACGAGCAGGAGCCATCTTTGTCATGGATACAACTTACCTGTACGGCCATCCTTATGGTCACACAGGAATTGTAATTGAGGACAGCGATGGAGTCACCATGAAAACCATTGAACAGAACATTGATGGGAATGCTGATTCCCTCTATGTTGGAGGTCCTGCACGATACAACACACGCAACTTTGACGGAATTGTTGGATGGTTCTATTTCCCAACTGATGACACATCTGTGGCATTCGAACAGCCAGAACCATCAGAACCATTGACAATTGAATCAAATGGATTCCATCCAGAAACAGGGACATTCACTGTTGAGGTGTCTGCTCTAAATGTACGAGTTGAAGCAGGTCTTGGAGCTGAGATTGTAGCTGTATACAGTGCAGGTCAAGAAATCAACTATGATGGATGGATTGACAATGATGGCTACATTTGGATCTCTTACATTGGCGGTTCTGGAAATCGCAGATATGTGGCAGTGGGGAAATCCGAAAACGGGCAACGTATCACAGACTTTGGATCTTTTAAATAGATCTTTGTGATTTGTAGAATAGAGGATTTAGATGAGCGGAAAAAATTCAACTAATCTGAAGCAGACAAAAGGTGGGGAAGTTATCAAGCAAGGTGACTCCTCATCTATCTTTGAATATGAATTATTAGACTACGATGGAAACAAATTCAGCTCTCTGGATGGTAAAAACGCTAAGATCAAAATAGCAAATGCCAAAGGAAAGAAGACAATTGAAGCTGTTGTAGAAAGTTCTAAAATTCAGTTCAAACTTGAAAAAATTCTACCAGCAGGCATCTATCAAGTTGAGGTTGAATGTGATGGCTTTATCTTCCCAAGTGACAAGAGCGCTAAAATTGATATAATTCAATCTATTGAAAATTATCAAATAAGCAACATTGTTGAAATTGAGAAAGTTAACATACAGGAAGAAATAGCCACTTACATGGCCACACATCAAATTCAACCAACCAACGACAGCCAAATTATCAAGAGAATTGAAGCACTAGAAAACAGACCACAAACGCATTCAGGGACGGTTGACCTAACTAATTATTTGACATCAGATCAATCGTATCAAACATTTGTGACTTATAGCGTCCTTCAATCTCAGATGACAACCAACATCAAGGAAAAACATCTAGAACTTGGAATTGATGCCCTGATAGATGAGAAACTAAAAAATGGTGGTGATTCATTTATCACTGGACACCAAGCAGAAAATATTTTCGCTTCAAAAGAAGAGCTTGCAGCTATCGTTTCACGAGTTCAAGCGCTAGAAAATAAAGCATAGTTTTCACCCTCCGAAATGGAGGGTTTTTTTCTGTTATAACAGACATTTCAAAGATTGTCCGTTATAACCTCAAACAACTATCAAAAAATCTTTTTCTATTAAATGACTTCCTTTTGTGTCTAAGATGAAAAATAAAACTTG